GGATTAGGCAACGAGGCGTCCCTTATTCAGGGAAGAGCTAGGCTTATTCTTGCTTAGCTCGCGTTGGATCCGGTTGTATCATTCCGATGAGCACCACCTTGGCTGCATCGATCTTCTCTTGGTACGTCGCGGGGAGTTCGGGCCCGACGATTCCGACGGCTTTGAGCCGCTGGTGCGCCTTGCCGAACGTGGCTGCCTGATCGCTTGCCACCCTTTGAAGGGCGGCCATCGATCGGGTGATCAGCTTGTTGAACGCTTTGATGGCTTGTTCCTGGTTGTCGTTCATTGTGTTTAGCAGGTTGATGGAGGTCCGTACAAACTACATCGCCATCGACCACTGCAGGTTGCTTGTGCACATAGCAGGTGTCGAATATGACGGGAAAGTCGTCAAGACCCTCAACCTTCTTGATGTCCTCGTCTTTCTTCTTTAGTTCATCAAGCGATATCCCCAGGACCTTAGCCATTGCTTCGGCGATTGTTGTCGTATCGCGCTGTGGCCAAGCGTTGCTACACCTGTACTGTTCTTCTCCCGTACCGTTCTTGAACTTGAGGCCGGTGATTTTAATGACACGTGCTGCCCACGTTCCAATGATAGGTGTCTTGGCATCAGTTGTTATATATCCCACAGCTTTGTTAGTAGCAGCCTGCGCAGGGGTAACACTCTTGTTCCCTGACGCGTGAAGCTTACCTATTGTACGAAGGGGATCAGCAAAAGAATCATTGGTGGTTAATGGGTCGACAAAATATCGACCCAGAAACAAAATGGGCTCACCTCGGGCTCTCAAGTTTGACTTGTAGACCATACCTAGCGTTCTTGCTACTTTTTCTACATGTTCTCGGAAGATTCCACGGTGGTTAGCGTTAACGCTATCGTCGCCGAATATGGCTCCGATACGGTTCCACGCTTCTTCAGGTTCATAACCCATGTTCCTCAGAGCACAATACACATTATATGCATTGTCCAACGTGCCGGCTTGTGTTGTTATCGAGCTGCCACTGCGCACAGACATATCGGGCTTATAGCCCACGCCTGTGGACGTCTTGGCTTTGTTGACGTAAATTTCCTTGTACAAGCGGCGAAAGCCATTAGAATGTTCCTTGGCAAAATACCGCATATACATAGGTAGCAGTAGCAGATTAGAGTAGTCGGCGCTCTGACTTCCATCTAAGCAGGTGTAGTCGCCCTCCTCAATTTCTTCGTCAGCATCCATTTGAAGAACCACCCGCAGCCGGTCAACTATACTTGACGGGCGCTTGCCTGGACAATACCAGTCGAATTTCTTTAGGTGTTCAGCCATTGGGAGACTATAAGCGGAGGATTGGATGGTTATTTCAGGTGACATGGTGGAAATGTTCCTGGGCGGTTTTGATGCCCCGTACGTTTCTGTTTTGATGAAAGATTTTATTTCATTCTTGGCCTCGATAGACATAATAGGTGCCACTCTATCAAAGCGACCCCTTTGTGCCTTCTTGGCTTGCAATTCACGTACTTCACCGATGGAGATAGGTACACCGGTACCAACGACTGAGTCTGGTACCAACAATTTCACAAACTCACTGGCATACCTCCGGTACTCAACTGGGAATCTTTTATTGTTGCGTACGGCATCTATTCGGCCTTCTATACAGGCTAGGTCTGCATTGTGTCCTTTGGCTGCGAACAGAGCTGGTTGAGATACCAGGGGGCTGCCACATACTTGTCCAGGCGCCTTAGGGTCTTCAGTTGCCAAACCCTTGTTACGGGGCAGGGCGTGGTACATGACGGGGAATGCTCCAGTCTTTATTACATTCGGTTTCACCAATATTTCCTCTGTAACACAGCGGAACAATATCGGTGCATCCTTAGTGTGTTCAGGATGTCCAGCTTCTTTGAGCATTCTTTCCACATCAGATACGTAAGGCGCACTGTCTTTGTAGCGTAAGCGTGTGCGTATGGATTCAAACAATTTGCCATTTATGTTTACAGAATAGTTTGAAGATTCAAGTCCTATTGAAAGAGAGTCATCAATGGGCTCCCACAGGGTCTTGACATTGCCGGCCAGCACTACCTTCCTAGTTAGGAGGTTGCTCGCCCAGTCCAGTCCGTACTGCGCACCCACGACCCATAACAGGTCAGTGATGCGAGCGCGGGGCAATAGCCAAATTAGCCGATGCTGCGGGTCACCCTTGATCCGTCGTTGCTCGATGTCGAAGATCAGTAGATTACCTTCGTCGTCGATAGTCGTCACTGTATCACCCCGGTAGTCCCACAATTGATGTTTATACTTACCACCCCCGGATACGTGGTAAACCACGGAATTACCGTCGAAGTGGAAACTGAACTCATCGTTGTTGTAATTCAGTTGTGTGGGCACCAGGGAGTACATACAGATTGGTTTCCATAGACACATCCAATCAGGCATATAGGCGTAGTAGTCCACATCAGTGAACACAAGGGCACTATTATCCTTGATGGGGTCAGCCTTATAGGTGATGCCAAAATCCTTGACGCAATAAAAGTAGCGACTGCCATCTTCGTCGTCCCGTCTAGAGGCGGAAACAACGTATGGGTCATAGCCAGCGCGTTTTACTGCTTCAATCATGTATGCATTAGCGGATGATCGGAATTCCGCAGAGCGTGGATGTGAATGCACGCTATTACATGAAAAGATCTCAATAGCATCACCTGCGGGTACAAAGCCCGGGCGCAAATCTGGTTTCCTTTCTATACTCTCTTCAATCTTCCTTGAATATTCCATCACATGTGGAGGGAACAGACCGAAACATGTCCAAAACCTATACCGGTAATCGGCTGCAACAAAGCGGGCGCAGGTACGCAAGAATCGCACAAATTTGTGTTCAGTATAGGTCGGAGGTACAAACTCATACCTATAGAACACTCTGTGATAGAACTTTGCATACCAGTGGAATATGTCCACCACAGCTACACTTGTCACGGTGATGGCGAGCGCTGTCCTGGGATATTGGTAGGCTAGCAAGCTCACAGCATACACACCGCGTGCTGGTACGGTGACCAGACAAGCAGATCCTCTTAGGATAGATAGTGACATGTTGTCGTTTCA